TCGGCATTGGCCTGCTGCCAGACTTTGGAGGCAGGGCCGTGCACGGTGACGCCCAGCTGGTTTCCCTGGTCGTCGGTCAGCGGCGAGCCGTCGCCATCCTTGAGGTCGATCTGCGCCGTTTCCAGCGCGCGCTTCTTGGTAATATCGAAAGCCATGCAATTTTCCCTTTCACGGAAGGTGCCCCGGCCCGCCTCCGTGACGGCAGGCCGGGACATGAAAAACCCCGCCGAAGCGGGGGTCAGGTTTAGCTCACGGGCTGATCGGGTCAGGTTGTCCCGATGATGATGATCTTATAGGTGACGGCCGTCCCTGCACCGCTATTGGCAACCTTCAACAGGTCGCCCGTGCTCGCCACGACCGCATAGCCGTTGGCATCCGGCGCAACGAGCACCAGCATCCCACCGGGCTTCACCTTGATCGTGTCGTCAGCGGCGCCGACGAAGCTGGTGAAGCCGTTCGATGCCGCACCGCCGATGACGACATCATTGCTGTTCGCCGCTGCGGCCTGGACGACGATCGCCTTGATCTTGGTGAAGGTGATGGTGTTGCCGAACACATCGGTCAGGCCGCCCGCAAGATCGAGGCTTTCATTGGCAGACGCGGCAAGGGTCCGCTCGTCGGCGAATGCCGCCTTCGCCTGGTTGGCGCCGACGCCGTCGGTGAAGCTATAGGCCGGGGACCAGTTGGCTTCGTGCAAAGCTTCGCCGATATCGACCAGAGTGGAAAGGTCGAACGCGACGATCGCGCCAACCTTGGCTGAATTGAGCGTGGGCATATTACCTTGCTCCTTATGCGAGCTTCTCGACCACGCCGACGCCGCCGGCAGACGTGGTGATTTCCAGCGTGATCGACCCGGTCGTGATCTGGTCCACGCCGCCGATGCCGACCTTGAAGTTCATGACTTGGGCCTGGAAATAATAGATGTCACCGTTCTGGGTCGTGACCTTCAGCGAATAGTCATTGTCGGACAGAACGGCAGCCTTGGCGAGGATCTGGCCGGCATCGTCCGTGTCAAGGCCAAGGCTCATCGTCATCGAGCCTTCGTTGAACGATCCCTTTTTCTTGACGGTCCCGCGCGATCCCACCGGGTTGTGCGTTACCAACGCATATTCACGGCCGAACTCGCCAAGGTCCGTCACTTCGCCGATGGCAGTGAAGGTCAGGGCGTCATAGCCCGCGACGTTGAAGGTGGCGGGATTGGCGGCGGAGATGCCGATCGTGGTCCCCGCCGAAGTGCGAACAGTCATGATGTTGCTCCATGCAGAAAGGGCCCGCACTGGGCGGGCGGGTCATTGCCGGTGCGGCAATCGGTGTCAGGTCGCTTCGCTGTAGCGGACCAGGAAATCTTGAGTGCGCGCTCGCGCCATGGTGGCCGGGCTGATCCCCTGGGGCCCTGCGCCATCCGTATGGACCGTGATGGCGGCTAGGCCGGCAATCTCGGGCATCTGGTCGGCGCAAGCCGTCTTGATCGCCTTCATCAGCGCGGCCAGATCGGGCACCGTGGCGGCATGCCCACGAACCGTCACCCGGTCCTGGACATGCCGCGCGCCCCCCGGCGAAAGGATGTTGCGGTCGACGCTGCTCACCAGTTCGACCTCGATCGCGGGCAGCACCACACCCTGCCCGAGCACATCGCCCGAGATCCGCGAAGGCAAGGCGTCGGGATCGATCAGCCCCGTCACGCCTGCATCGGCGCTCAGCAGCTGGAGGATGACCGCCACGCCGTTCATTCTTCCACCTCGTCGAGTTGCGCCGGCGCCGAAAAGCCGGTCTTGTCCTTGAGATAGGTCCGCAGGCGATCGCCGAACGCCTTCACCGCTTCATCTGCCCGCACGTCTAGCGCGGGCCGCAGGAAAGGCTGCGCGGGGATGCCCGGATGCAGCACCGCGCCGGTCACGAAATCAGCGCCGATCTTCATCGCGCCGTCGACTTCCTCGCTGCCCTCGCGACCCACCTTTTGGGTGAGCTTGCGCGCCGAGAGATTGCTGTCGCCGGCGGTGATGAAGTGCGGCGCGACGCCATATTCAAAAAATATGCCGAGGAAGCTGTGCCGCCCCTTCAGCCGGACACTGATAGAGATCGTGCCATCCAGATTGACCTTCGGGCTACCCGACTTGATCGACTTCGCCAGTTTGCCGGTCTGGCGCCGCGCGTTGGCGCGGGCCTGGTCGCGCACCGGCTTGGCGGCGGCCGTCAGCGCCGATCGCACCGCCCCCTTCTGCAGGCGAAGAGGAAAGGCAGCAAGAAACGCATCCAGATCCTTCCCGCCCTTCAGGGGAATGGTCACGGCTCCTGCCCTTCCGTGCTGAGGACTTCGACCACCAGCTCCAGTCCTTGGCGGCGGCCTAGCTCCGCAGGCCCGCCAATGATGCTGTAGATTCGCCCCTTGATGGAGAGACGCATGCCGGAGTGGACATCAGCGCGGTACCGCATGCGGACGCGGCAAGGCCGGTTTGTGATGCTGATGCCCTCGGCGATCTTCTCGGACCGTGACGGCAATATGTCGGTCACCTGGGCCCAGACTGTGGCGAGTGGCGCCCACGCGACAACGGCCGACCTGAAAACCGGGTCGATCTGATCGGCGCGGTCGAGGATCGTGACCCTCGTATCGAGGCGGCCCGCGCGCAGCAGATTGGCGGCCATCAGACCGTCGGCATCCGATAGGCATTGCACAGCAGCCCGAACGCCGCCGGCATGCCCCCGTTCGCCTCGCCCTCCATCGCGACATCGCGCATGGCATAGAGATAACCGAGCGCCAGCTTCGCGGCCGCGATCAACGGCGCCGGGCAGGCATCCGCCGCATAGCCTGCGTTGAACGTCACAGTGACCGGCCCGCCCTCCGGCCAGCTGGTGCCCGGTGCCGGGACCAGCGCACCGTCGACCGACAGCCGCCAGCTGTCATTGGACAGGGCGATGGTTTCCCCATCGCACGCCACATAGCTGACCGCCGCCACCTCGACCGTCGGAACGGGCCCGACGCCCAGCTGCATCCCCCGCCCGAAGGCGGGGAAGGTCGCCACGATGCCCTCAACCACGCCCAAGCGGACACCGCAGACCTTCTCGACAAGCTGCAGAGCCGCGTCGCGAAGTACCTCGATCAGGTCATCTTCGGCACTATCGTCGACGCGCAGGTGCAGCTTCGCCGCATCCAGGCTCAGCAGGGCATCCCCATAGCCATCTGGCATGGCCATGGGGGTCAGGGTGAACAGCATCGCGGCGTGCGCCCCTTATGCCTTGGCTTCGGCCTTGGCGAAGGCGATCGCCTCCTTGTCCGCGTCCGCCCAGCCCTCCTTGACGGCGCGCTTCGCTTCCGCCGGGAGAAGGCGAGCAACGCTGTCGGCCTTATGCCCACCGCGATCGACCAGCACGCGTACCTCGACCTTGCTGGCCTCGATCGCCTCGGCGAGTTCCTGCTCGCCATCTGCCAGCGCCTGCGCTGCCTTCGCGAGGTCCGCCTTCAGCGTTTCATTCTCAGGGTCACCAGCAAGCGCCTCACGCGCATCAGTGACGGCGGCCTGCAGAGCCGCGATATTCGGTTTCGACATGGAAGATCCCCAAACCAGAGAAAGGACAGAAGGGCCCGGCGATTAGACCGGGCCCCACGTCATCAGGTCGCGCTGTTGCGGTAGCGCTTCACCGCCCCGCCGACGTCCATGAAGTTGCCGCCCGAACGGAGGAAGGCGAGGAAGCCGACCTGACCCTTCCGCGCATAGGCGCTGTCCGTGAAGCGGAACATCTCGATCGCCATGGTGTCACGAATGACATAGTGGCTGAAGTCACCGAAGCCGATCGAATAGGCATTCGCTGCCATATCGGCCACATGCTGGTTCACCTTGATCGGATAGCCGAGCAGCGTATCGAGCTTGCCATTGTTCGCCAGATCGTAGCCGGGAAGGAAGATCGGGCGATTCTGGCTGTCCTTCAGCTTCTTCACCACCTTCACCGAACTGTCGTTCATCATAAACCGGCAATTGCCACTTTCGCGGTAGGCCGGATCAACGCTGTGTTCCAGATCGACCAGGTCGTCGTAGATGACCGTTGCGGTCTGCCCGGTCGTGCCCGTCTTGCCGGTGCCCGCGGCGACCATGACGCCGGTCGGCTGACCAGATCCCGTGCCGATCGTGTAATGCTTGTTGGTGACGCGGCCGAGGCGGGTCACCAAGCGTGCACGAACGAACGCTTCGATATCGACGCTGCTATCCTGCAGCAGTTCGATCGGCACCGCGACGGTCTTCGAGCTATATCTGTAGACCGGCAGATCCTTGGTGCCGAACGCCAGGTCGGCGTCCGCAGCGGTGGCGTTCTGATCGAGGATCTCGCCCTCTTCCGACGTGCCATCGCTGGTCGGCCAGTTCATCCCATTGCCGGAACCCGTCTGCAGAACGGTCGCCATGCCGGGAGCGCGCATGCCCCCGAATGCCTTCAGTGCGTCGAGCACCGTCTGTGCAACGTCAGTCTGGACAGTATAACCGCCCTCGCTGCCGGTGGTCGTCGACATGGTGTTCTGCACCGCCGCAAGGTGAGTCTGCCACTCGTCGGCCGACAGCGCATTGTCACCACCGCGCAGCCACTTGGCGAACAGGCGGCTCGCCTCGCTGTTCTGATCGCGGCCTACGCGCTGGGCGGCATCAATGACGGAGCTCGTGAGCGCCGTCTCAGCCGCCAGCTGGTTCATGCGCTGGTGACGCTCGATCTTGGCATCGATATCCTCGATCTCGGCAATGCCAGCATCATAGGCGGCCTGGTTGTCAGCAGTCCACTGACCTTCCTTCTTCACCAGTTCCTGCAGCGACTGTGCCTTTGCCGCGCGCTGCTCGCGGAGAGCCTGAATGCTCATTTACGCTTCTCCA